TTCCTGCTTTCTGGGATAGATGCATGGTAGGGGTCGGGGTGAATGTTTTTTCAATTTCAAAAAAATTGTTTTGATTTTCTGATTTTTGATTTGTGTTTTGGCTTTTTGTTCTTGCTTGAACTGTTGCGGCTCTTTTTTTGGCGAGGTAGTCGGCTCCGCGTCGGCTGTTGCATTTGTGGCACGCGCCTACCCAGTTGGATTGGTCTGTGGGGTCTGCTCCTCGGTCTTGCTCTATGACGTGGTCGATGGTTGTTGCTCGTGCGCGTTTGCACCAATGGCACGCGCCATCCCACTCGCTGAGAAAGGTCTCACGGTTCTTTCTGTAGGACGCGCTGTCTAGGTCTTTGCGTCTTGCCGTGCTCATTGTTGGATGCCGTCGCCGTGGCAGTCTGGGCATTCCATAGGGTGATCCATGAAGCCTAAGACGCGCCCTGATCCTCCGCATTGTCCACAGATCAATGTACGGGTCTTGAGTAATGTCTCTGATTTTTTCTCAACGTCATTAATAGTTAGTTCTTTATAAGACGCCTGATTTTCCGAAGTCGGTTTTTCAGGCGTCGGTGTTTCTGATTGTCCACGCCTTTTCCACAGCATTTCCACACGGGTTAAGCAGCATTCGTCATAGACGATAATCTCTGAATGCCAGCGTCCTCGAGCGTCTTGGCTCTTGGTGCGCTTCACGAAACCTGCCTCCTCTAGCTCTTGGAGTGCTTTCAAGATGGCGTCGCGCCCTTCCTGTCCTTGTCGTGACATTTGGAGTGCTGATGTGCGCCAGTTGTCGGGCATGGAAAGCAGGTAGGCATGGATGCCTCGAGCACGAAACGAGAGCGAGTTGTTTCTCAGGGTCTCGTTCTTGATGATCGTGTAGTTGATGTGTGGCCGTTCGGCTCTGATAATGGTCATTTTGTAGGGGCTTTCTCTAGTAGTCGTTGTGTAATGAATTGCATATCTGATGGTCTCCAGCAGTAGGCCTCGGCTCCAGCTGCGTCAAGTGTGCGTAGCCAGGTGATCTGAGCTGGATCTAATCTTCCGCGCTCCGTCTTAAGTTCGGCGAAGACTAGTCCTTTGTGCTCATGGGCAAGCACGAGGTCAGGAAACCCTGAGTGTCCTTGTATGGCGGTCATCCATTTTCCGCCCACCTGGGAGGCTCTGAAGTGCGTTACGCGCCATCCGTACATGATCGCCAGGGCGACGACTTTGTTTTGAAACTCTTTTTCGCTAAGCGCAACCATTACCCGTCGCCTTTAATGTTGAGGACTTTTTGCTCCCATGTCCAGACGTAATACCCGTGGGTGAGTGTGATCCGATCATCCCAACCCTGCCATTCGTCGCAATAACGCCTCACGACTGGGCGGACGTACGAGTTGTATGTCATCTCGTAGTTGTGCACGTCCCAGCAGTTGCCGACAAACCTAAGCACTACCCGTCGCCCTTTCGGGTAAACCTTGATCTCGTAATAATCTTCATCTGTCATTTGCGCCATCTTGAGGCCTCCTGTGTCATTGCTTTCCAATCGTCGCGAAAACGGTCGCGGTCTTGTGTGACGTCATGCAGAAGGCTTGAGTAGCCCTGAAGCACTTCTTCCAGCTGCACAATCTCCGCGCGGTGCTGGATGATTTCCAGTTTCAGATCCTCGATCTCCTGTAGCGCGTTCTTTAGGAGTCGCGCTTGGAAGTTTTCTAGGTCGTGTCGGGCTCGGTCTTGTGCTGGGATTGCGCTGATAAACGCATTCCATACTTGATCGTCACTCATCGTCTGACCTCGTTGCTGCTTTTGCCAACACTTCCATGAAATCCTCTATTCGGTATTGTGCTGCTTTTAGATCGTTTGCCAGTTCCCACGCATAGCGTGAGTCTTGATCCATAAATCTCTTTGATTGTTCTATTGCCCATTGCATGAATTCTTCCGCACACATATGTCCAAAATAAACCCAATCTTCCGAGTCGTCTTTAGCTGCTTCTAGGTGCTCAAAGTTTTTTTGAGCTAATTTCATCTCTCGTTTTAAATCATAATTTTGGCTCAACAAAGCCTCAATTTCTATTTTTTGCAAAGCAATTTGTCGCTCTTGCTCGTTGCATTGTCTAACTAATTCTGAATAATCACTCATAGAAGGGTTTCTCTTTCCTGATGTTTGCTGATACTTCTCGCTCGTAAATGATGGCCTCGATGACCAATGTGATTAGCCCGACAATGATTGCCGAGGCGATGATTTTGCCGATGAGTTGCATTAGAACGGATCCTCCTGAGACTCGGCGCGGATCGCTAACGGGATGACGTTGCCTTTCAGTTCTTGGATGACCTGGGAGGCGTCAAAGGATGTGAAGTTCGGTGGGAAATGTGCTTCAAAACCCAGTTTCTTTGACAACGTGCGGATGAGTCCAAGTTGTGCTTCGGAGGCTGGCTTATTGGGTGATGCCTGAGGGCGCTGTGTTGCTTCAGGAGCGTCGCTGGGGCTCATGCGTTGTACTTTTGTCATTTCTTCACGAGAGGGACGCTTGGATGGATCTGAGCCTGCATAGCCACAGTTTGCTAATGCGCGTCCGATGGCGGAGGTCTCACAGTTTTCCATGTGGCTCGTTGAGTTGACGCCACGGTCGGTGTGATGTTCTTCTGCATACCCAGTTGAAACGAGTGTGTCGCCTTCCCATAGTTCGGCCTTAAAGATGCACCATTCGCCTGGGGAGTATGCGTGAAGGTTTGTGATGACTCGAGGAACGATTGAGGATTTGACGACGGTCTCTAGCCATCGCGCCAGTCTGGGCGCTACTGGCTCGTAGTTATCTAAATTAAATGTCATGTAGGGGCTCTTTCTGTCATTGGGATGATTTAGTTCCCCAGGGTCGCCAGCCGTAGAGTTTCCACAACTCGAGGGCTACCTTGAGGTTTTGGTTTCTTTTGAGCAGGTCGTCTCGGCTGTTAATCCAGCCTCCACGTTTTGCCCAGCCGACATTGCTGCCGTTTATTTGTAGCAATCCGAAGGATCCGCCGTAAGGATCTTTGCGGTTGATGCTCGTCGGGGTGCAATGAGACTCGCGCCACATAATCTTCATGAGCATCGGTTTCTCCTTTTTTGGCCAGCCGAGTTGGACTGCTTTCGTTGCGTAATATTCGCATCGGAAGGGCAGAGCCTCGGCACTTGCTGGAGATGGGTGGATAGCGGCAATGAGTAGCACGGCTGCCGCAAGTCGCTTAACAGCGATCCTTTGATCGAGTGAACATAATTCCTCCTAATCAAGAGCTGCTAAGCCCTCTGGGGTAATTGCACAAACATTCTGTGCTGATCCTGAAGAGCCGATCCTCGTGGCTCCAGTCTTGACGATATAGCCTGCATCGCGAAGATCCGAGCATCGTTTCCAGTAGCACCTGGAGCGCCTGAGAAGCCCTGAGCGAGCGCCTGCTTCCTCGTCGGTGAGGTCGTGGTTCCTGTACTCCATGAGTAACAGCATCGCCTGGGATGTCCGCCGAAACTTGACGTCTTTAGCGCCTTGAATGCTTGTGGCCTCATCGTTCTTTCGATGCAATGGTGCATGGAAAAGAGTGCCTGGTTCCCAGTCGTCGGGTCGGATAATTTTGCCTGCCATTAGTGCCTCCGTAGTAGGGATAGAAGGTGACGGATGTGACTTTACACGATCGGTGTGACGAATGTGGGGATTAGTTTTTTCCAAGCTGCGATGATGAGCTGCTTATTCTGGGCGAACGTCGGCGAGACCTCAATGTGGATCCAATATCCGCCAGGGCCACCATTATTCTCAGCGTCCCATTGTTTCCAGCCTGGAGCGCCGTCACGATTGCAGCGGAAACCGCGTCCGTGTGTCCCCCAGACGTATTGGTGGATTTCTTCGATGCCGAGAGCGACATGGTTGTCGGCGAGCCAGTCACAGATTTCGGTGACGAGTTTCTGGTTACTTTGTTTGTAGCCAGCGTCAAAGGCGCGTCCTGTGCCGTGTACTGAAAGCATGGTTGATCCGCGCATCGGACGGTAGGCGTAGATGCCGAGGTTTGTGAAGCCCCATTTGTTGCCGATGATCTCAAGAAACTTGATTGCTCCTGGGGTGGCTTTTGCTGTAGCGCTGGCGTCTTTGTTGCCCGTGTAGGGCATAACGTTAGTTTTCGCTGTTGTTTTTGGGATTGTCATCTTTTTCCTTTGTGTGTTTCAGGCCGTTTGAGGCGAGGACGCCTGCAAGGGATCCTGTGAGGAACATCATCATCGGGGAAAGGAGGCTCCAGGCGCTCTTGTCGTTGTCGCTGACCTCGAGGGGCTGGGTCACGAAAAGGAGCCCGTAGAGAAGAGCTGCTGTGGAGATGAAAAACGTAACTGAGAGGGTGATGCCGACGATGAGGATAAGTCGTGCTTTTATTTCGTCGTTGTTCATCCGTGGGCGTAGTGGTGGGAGTTTCATCGGCAACGATCCGTGAGTGTGCGTGTGGAGCCAACGCTGGTGGTATCAATTGTGATGCTGGTTTCTGCGCGGAGTGCTTTGTTTTTGGTGCGTACTTCTGGGCAGTTGACGCGCTCACGGTCGCCACACGCTACGAGGATGCTTCCGAGTAGAAGCGCGACAAAACTAATCCGCCAAATCATAGTCAACTACCTCTCCAAAGTCCTCGATCTCTTGTTGAGTTAATTCGCGCACAACGATTTCGCCAGTTAATACGTCGTGAAATGTCCCAATTTTAGGTTCCATTTTTTATGCCTTTCGGTATCCGTAAACGGTGATCGTGATGCCTGTGAAAGTGCTGCCAATACTGAGTGTGAAGCCTGTTGCTTGTGTAGTGCTTCCACAAATACCATTCGATAGAACGAGTGAGCCTGCTGTTGACATATTCGGCGTGAAGCAACCGTAAGCCTTGAACTTTGCAAGGTTTGCGTTTTGAATATCCATGTTTAATGAAATGCCGTTTGGGCCACCGTTGCCGATTTCTTGCCAGTTAGCAGCGTTATTGAAACCAACGGCGCTGGGGGCTGATGGGCCTCCGCTTGCATAGGCAAAATAAATCACTCCGCCGTAGTAAGCCGTTGTTATGCCTGTGAATTGGAATGCGATAGGTGTATTTGCGGCAGTACCTCCGCCTGTGGCGATGATTTTGTATGCGTCGTAAGTGCTTGAAAAACAGTTACTTACAGTCACGGACGAACCGCTAGTCGCTGTAGTGGTGCTTATATACACAAGCCCGCTGTTTGCTAGGTACGTGTTTGTGTCCGAAGCGGTCAACACTTCGCCAGTAGTAAAAGTTTTTATAGCCATTAGAACCCCAGTCTATTTGAGTCAAGTTTGCCAAAAGTAGCATTGTCAAGGATTAGATAAGCGTTAAGGTCCGCGCCCGAAACATAGTAAGTGAAAATTGCGTTATCTGGGGTCGCTGAAACATTAACGCCTTCAATAATGCACACAGTCGTAGTGCCTCGAAACGTCACGCTAACTTGAGTGCCGGGCGCGCACGGCAAATATGACGTAGCGCCTATCTTGTCTAACTGGAAAGAGCTCTGCGCGCCAGCAATACAAGAAAACGACGTGATAGCGAAACGGGCTGTTCCATAATTGTTGAGCAAATAGTTTGCGTAGTCAGTGGCTTGAGCTGTTGACGCGTTAAAAGTGTTCACTTGGTACGTTCGGTACGGTGTTGTCGCGCCAGCCTTAGTTACTGTTGCCGCGCCGTATGACTCTGGGTCGACAATGACTTGCGTGTAAAAGTTGTCTGCAAGGCTGCCGAAGTCAATGGTCGAGTAAACTTGGTTTGTCGAATTGTTCGCTACGTCGGAAAAATTGACGGTAGAAACTGTGCTATTGAACGGCGAGACAATGGTGCTGCCGTTAATGCTTTGGCCGTCCCATAGTCGAGCGTTCAATGTGAGCGCGGTCTGGTTAAACCAGTCGCCCCAAGTTGCGTTGACGGTTGTGCCAGCCATCTGGGTAGTTGCCGATAATGGCCTGAAACCGCATATAAGGCCTGTTTGCCCGTTTGCTGCGACTATCTGGTCAATGATGCCAGCAGCTGCCATTGAGTAGCCGTTGCCTTGCATACGACCTATATCAGCAAACTGGCCTTCACAAGTAACGTCTAGAAAGTCTGCGTTACCTACGCCCCCAGAGTACGGGATACCGTAACGCACTGTTACGTCGGTTATTTTGCCGTACCAAATATCATACGGTGAGCCAGTTTCATTGCGAAAACGAATATAAGTACCAGATACTAAAGCTGCGATAGGTGACGCGTAGCCGGTCGGGTAACGCAGAGTGAATGATGCTGTAGAGGCTTTTATTTGGTCTAATTGTGACTGGCGACCATAAGAGATGTTTAGATTTTGCAGGTTTGTTAGTGACGTGTAAGTAGAACCGTTTGTTGAGTAGGCCACTGCATATGTTTGTATGCCCATTAGAAGATGTTGCTCGTTCTAATCGGGACTGAACCGTTTTGCCTCATATAGGTTCGTAGAGCTGCGACTACTGCGTTCGGGTCTCCGCCATTGACGTTGATAGTGATGTTGTTGCCCAACGTGCCAGCGCGGTTAAGAGGGACGACTGCTTCTGGGCCTCGTTCGCCGATCATCGCTAATGTTGGCGATGACACAATGCCACCATCGGCCAGCATTGGGATATCGGGAACATCAAAACCTGATCCGCCTATTACGGGAACCCAGCTCGGGATTTTGAAAGAAAGTTTGCCGACCGTGTTATTCCAAACTGAAGCAATACCGTTAAATAAGCCTTTATAGATGGCGACTAGTCCGTTGACGTATCCGCTGACAGCAGAGACGACGCCAGCGAAACCTGCTTTGATGCCATCCCATAATACTGAAGCGACTACGCCAACAGCCTCAACAGCTTTGCCAAGAATGTTGAACTTCGCTTGGAGAGCAACAACGGCTGCAATTATTGCAGTGATAATGATTGCTCCAGTAGCTACTTGAAGCGCTGTGAAAGATGTTGCGAGAGCTGTGTTGATCGCTGTTGTCGCTACAGCTGTTGCTGCCCAAAGTTTGTTAGCTGTATTGACTGCAATAACGGCTGCAGCGATGGTTGCGATTGCTGCCCCGACTGCAATGAAAGTAGTCGTATGATCTGAAGCCCATTGTCCTAATTGAGTTATAAACGGTAGTAGGGCTTCGACTGCTGGCAATAGTGCAGCGCCAATCGACTCTTTTGTTTCATCTAATCCGATTTGAAGTTTTTTGAAACGTCCTGAAGCTGTGTCGGCTGCTGCTACAGCATCGCCTCCGAAAGTGTCGGCAAGAATGGACATTGCGCCTTCAACGTCAATGCCTGCTTTCAGCAGAGACTTCATTCGAGGATCAAGGGCTTTGAGTCCTTTGTCGTTCCCTGCATAAGCCTTTGAGAGCGCGTCGGAAACTGTGGCGAGATCTTTGCCTGTGCCTGCAGCGATGTCTTGAGCAAGTTTGAGACCTTGCTGTGCTTCGGCTAGATCTTCCGTACCAATAACCAATTTCGCAAGCGCTGGACGAAGCTCGTCGTCTGCTGTAGCTGTTGACATTGCAAGCGAGGCAATGAAGTCCTCATTTTTTTTGATTGCTGAGTCCGAGGCATTGGTGACGCCTCGGATATTTCGTGCCAGTTGATCTTGCGCTGCCGAGTCTTCGAGAGCGCCTTTGACAGCATCAAAAGCTGCAGCGCCGACAGCGACTAGAGCTGCGGCTGCTGGGACGGCTGCTTTTTTGATAGCGAACTGGGCTTTTTCGCCCGTGGTTTCTAACTGCTTGAACTCTTTGATCGCTTTGTCGACGCCTGTGCCGATGTACTCGGTAATGATCGGGATGTTGATAGCCATTAGCGCGTCTCCTCGTTTACTTTCCGCATGACGTCGCGCACAAGATCCGATAAACCTTGCTCAACGTCGGGAAGATGTTTCTCTGCTGTCGGCCACAAGACTCGAGGCGTCCTAGTGCGTAAATTGCTGTTGAAGTTTGCCCCAGGGTTCGCTTTGCCTGCTACTTCAAAGATTGCGCCTGCAGGATCCGACTGGGTCACATAAAGCACAGCGGACTTGTTTCGGCGAGTGGAAGTTTTGAACTTGACACCAGCGCGAACTTTGCTAATAGTCCAGGGAAGCAGGGCGCGTCCGCGTTTATCTGTCCACTTGTACTTCATGCCCGACAATGGCATCTGGGGGTAGCCACCTTTAGCGTCGGCGATTAGTGGCGCGACAATGCTTTTGGCGTCGCGATTGAACTGTTTGCGATACTCAGGGTCAATGCTCTTAAGGGCTTTGATAGCAGCTGCACCTCCGACAAACTCGGTTCGCGCTGTTGCTGTCATGTCTAGCCCTTTCTTTGAGTGTTAATTACGTCAATGCAAGTCATGAGATCCTGCAAAGTGAAGTCGATGTCTGGGGGCCAGTAGCCAGTCTCAACCAGAAGCTCTGCGAGAGTTCTGGCTACTGATCCCCGTTTGTGGGGTTTACTGCGTCGTTCTCCAATACGTCCAGAGTGACAAGTTTTTTGAGAAAGTCGTCTAGTTGTAATGGTGGAGCAAAGTTCCCAGTCTTAGCTGCTTCATGAGCGAGGAAGCCGAGCTGCTCTATTGAGATGCCGTTGGCTAGATCGGATGCTTTGACTTTGAACTTTCGTTCCAGTTGAACAATGTGGTAAAGGTTGGTTTCGACGATGTAGTCGTCTCCGCCTGTGTTGACTCTGATAGATAGTTTCATGGTTTCCTTTTCACGGTAAGGGTTTATGGTTTAGGGGGTGATGTCGCGTACCCAGCTGCCGTTAGTGAACGACAGCGAAACCACAGCCAGTTCGCCAACGCTTGACATGATGCCCTGATTACTTTCGAGTGTGCAGTTTGTGAGAACGAACTCTGGGTTAGATGCCGACTCGGTTGTTCCTGATGGCGAGATAATCATTGAGCAGCTGCCAGCGGTCTGGATGGCTGCCATAAGGGTCTCTACTTCGCCGACGCCATACGACAAGAATAAGTCCATGTTGACGGAGACGGTTTGCAAGCCCTGGACTGCACGATGGCCTGTGTCGCCGAAAGCGGTGCTCTCGAGATAGTCATAGCCGACTGATACTTCGCATTTTGAGCATTGGTCGGTCACGTCGTACGCGGTTCCGCCTGTGGGGGTGATGTTGATAGTTGCGTTTCCAAGGAATGTGGTGGTAGCCATTTTTTCTCCTGTTATGGGTTTCTTGAGGTTGCCACACGAACCGTGAGGTCGTATGAGGGGATGTCTTGTGATCCGATGGTCGTGACAGAAGGTGCTCCCGAGATGAGGGAGATCGTGCTGTTCATGATCGTGTCGGCTGTGGTGATCAGGTAATCCTCGGCGTCGCTGTTGCCTGGGGGAGCTGCAAGGATCCTGAGTCCGAAAGTAATTTCGGCGATATTGCTGTTGAAGCAAGTGAACGTGGGGGGCTCGACAAAGACTGTCATTGGGCGAGCGTTGCGACTGTCGGTGACGACTGCGAGCCCGAGTCCCGTGAGAGCCGATACAAGGGTGCTCTGGGCGCTTGCAAAGATGCCTGTAGCACTCATGCGACCTGGCTCCTGTTGACGCCTAGTAAGCGGTTGATCTGTCCCATTGAGCCGACAGATCCAGGAATGTTCATTGCTTCAAAACTGGCGAACGAGTCAACGCTTCCGCGCTCTCGATAAAGAGCTCCAGCGAGCATTGTTGTCCCGAGTTTGACGTCCGCGCCTGGGACGCTACTGAGTTGGTCAAAATAACCTGCCTCTTTACGTCGCCGAAACGCGAACGCGCAACTGGCCTCCGTGCAGGCCGTTACGAAAGCAGTATCGTTCGCCGTAGCGACAGCGATACCCAGCCACGAAAGAACATCAGCTGCAGTAATCCAAGTGCAGGTCTGAGTCCAGACGAGAGTCCCATTTGGGATGGCTGCAGAGCGTTCAACGTCGTCGCCTTCGTCGTAGAAAAGCAACTGGTTCGGAATAATGACATTTGAGTCATAGAGGAAGTCGCCTTCCTCGTCAACTCCCAAAAAGAGAAACGTCGGCACGGCCTGAATAGTTTGTGTCCCGTTCAGGCCGTGTCCGAGTCCGCTTAGCGTGATGCTCTGGGCGATGCCGATGTCCGTGTCCTCGAGTGTCTGCACGATGGCATAGTTGTCTAGTCGCTGATGATGAGTGACTGTAAACGATGCCATGAGTGCAAACTTTCTCGAAAATTAGGTTCTATCAGGTGAGGTTGAAACGACGGAGACCGCCAGCAATCGTAACGATCGGGCAGAAGTAGCCGTAGATCATTGCTTCAATTTCGCCTGATGCTGGGACATTGGTTGAAAGCATGAGTTGTGATGACTCAAAGATTTCAATTGCCGAAGGCACGATCAAGAATGCTGACTCATCGATCACGGTCGAAACCATGTTTGACGATACTGACAAAGGAACTCCGAGGACGTTGCCGAAAAGCGTGGTTGCTTCTGCTGATCCTGCTGAGTTTTGTGGCTGTCCAGCACTGAAGATGGGTCGGCCTGCCGTATCGACTGCGTTCTGCATAAGTGACCATTGGCTGACGCCAGCGGCGTATGCGCTAACAACGTCGCCAGTTGCCAGGTATGCGGCTGCTGACTCTGTTGAAACGAATGACTGGATGCCTGCTGCGCTTGCAGCTGTTGCTGTTGCCTGTGTACCGCCAGCAGTGATTGCAGCGATCGTCGCTACTTCGGTTGCTTTGCGATATGAGCGAGTCATGTTGTCAAGCATGATTTGGGCGAATGAAGGATCTGAGCGTTCCTGCAATTCAACCGACCAACGCTGGAGGCCAGCGAGCTTGACGACTGTGCCGTTGACGTAGCTGGACACAATGCCAGTTTCTGATGGTGCAGCACCTTCAGCGGTGGTTGCGACTGTGCCGTTTGTGGTGATTTTTGGAATGCTGATTGTCATGCCAGATGCAGGAATGGCACGAGTGCCTCCGCAAGCGTCAATGACTGGGCGCGAACCAATATTCACTTGGACAACATTGCTCATGTACTGCACTGGGTTAAATGCTGGGTTTGTGCTGAAAGAGTTATCAGCTGCAGTAATCATAAACTTTGCTTTTGCATCGTCGGCTGCTGCTACCCAAATAGCGGACTCGCTTTGTGGGTTGAGTTTTGCGTTGATGTGGTGATGCAAATAGTCCGCGTTCGTTTTGATTGGCGAGCGTGGGGTTGTGTAATAGACAGACGTGGGAACTGGTGCAGCTGCCTCGACTGTTTCTGTGGTTTCTTCTGACACTTTGTCCTCCTGAGGAATGTCTTGGGGTGGGTTGGTTTCGTCATCCTCAGGATCGGCTGAGGCTGCGATTTCGGTGATTACTGCTTCAGCAAATGCTGGGACAGCAACGAGCGAGAGTTCCATGAGTTGTGCTTTTGACACGATCATGACTCCTGCTTTGTCGTATTTGTATGAGACTGGATTTGCGCCGACGCTAACTGAATCATACGCGCCAGCCTTAAGCAAGGCGACTGCGTCTTTTGATGCGCGAGTGTCCGCCAGCGTTGCTTCAAACTCAAGGCCAGCTGCACTATCGGAGAGAGCGTTAACGACTCCGCGTAATTGGCTCATGTCATGGTTTTCCAGCAGTTTTGCTGGTTTTTGGTTTAGGTCAAACGCGCCTCGTAGGAACTTGACGCGCTGACCTCCTGAAACAGTTGCGACAACATCCCAGGGGACGGCAATACCGGCGATACGCGCTGGGCGGTTCTCGTCGCCTGCTTCGGCGATGATGAGATCTAGATCTGCTGAAAATTGGATCATAATTACTCCAGATTATTCGTGTTGGAAAGTGGGTTGACTGCTGGTTCTTGCATAACTGGCTCTGCCATGTCTGGCGCGTATTCGCCGACGTATTCATCAAGATCAAACTGGGTATGGCGTCCTCGAGGGAGCACATCGTCCATCGACAACCGCTCCTCAATGGCGTGAAGAAGTGGGCGAGCGCCAAAAAGAAGCAAGTCCTGACGAGCCTGCTGAGCGTTTGCGTAAGTCATACCGCTCTGGTCAATGGCCAGCAAGTAAGCAGGGATATCCATGAGGCGTGAAAGTTCTTTCGTCTGATACTCACGGCCTTCGACTAGCTGCAACTTTGAAGGATCCTGATCAAAGGAAACAAAGTTCACAAACTCATTAAGAGCACCAATCGCATTAGAGCGACGGTTCGATGCCCAAGCTGCAGCCATTTCGCCGAGTTCTTCGCCCGACATGGGCTCTCCGCCTTTTTGCTGAAGGTATCCAGCTGCGATCTCGTTAGAGGCGAAGCGCTCTGCGGACTGGTCTAACTTGAGTGCGATTTGAATGGCTCGCCGACCTTGATAGAGGATGCCTTGATTTCCGTTGAGGAATTGAACGACGTTGCTTGGGTCTAATTGTTCGCCGTTGATGTAAATCTCATCAGCTGGGCCGAACCATTCAGGCGGAGCATTTTTTGGAGTGTTAATAATGTTTGCTGGAACCCATTGGAAAGTCGCTGGGAAGCCTGTGCTGTAGCGCGAGGTGACTACCCAAAAAGCGCGACCGTACATGATCAGGTCTCGAGCAGTTTTTGCCATGATGAAGTTACGAGTGACCTTAGGGTCTGGGCGCGTCATCCAGGACTCGCCTTCGACATAGATCTTTTCGTATTCTTCGCCGTTCCATTGAAGGACATACGACTTCATGTCGAGGGTTCCCACGACCGTCGAGAGCAACGAAACAGCCCGAGCGATCGTGGGTACAGATAGTGCAGCTTCCTCGGACGCCCCTACGGTGTACGAAAAGAAGTTGCCTACCTGAGACGCGCCAGATGCTGCAGCTAGTGGGGCTGAGTTATACGCTGGCGCGGTGATCTTTTTACCGAAGAGAGGCATCACCTGGAGTCTCTACCTGTGGTGTGGCAAAAGCAAGCACCACGGGAAAAGATAGAAAGTGATCACCTACCGAAAGCGATAGCGGCTCTCGCCTTCTGCGTCGGCTTCGCTACAAGTGCAGCTGCAAATATCATGCACCTCGCCATCGTGATTGGGCCACTCGACTTCTGTGATGAGATCGTGTACCCAGACTGGGTCTTGACGCCGACTGCCCTGTTGA